GTTCTGGAACAGTAGCATTTACTACTAGCCCAACTTTTGTTACACCAACTCTTGGTGCAGCAGCAGCAACAAGCATTGCTCTACCAGATGCCCTTGTAGGATCTGCAACAGCAACTGCTGGAACTTCGGCAACAACTATTGATACATTCTCAGCAACAACATATACAGCTGCTAAATATATCGTACAAATGAAAAAGGGTACTGATATTGAAGTAATTGAAATGCTTGTAGCGGTAGATGGAGCAAATAACGTTTATGTAACAGAGTACGCTGATGTAATCAGCAATGCTCAACTAGGAACAACAAATGCCGTTTATGACGGTGGAAATGTTCTTCTTCAAGTTACTGGAGCAGCAGCTGATACTGTTGTTAAGGTAAGCAAGACCTACATCGAAGCATAATTAAGAAAAGAGGCTAGAAGTGGCAACTGTAAACAAAGACTTTAAGGTAAAGCACGGGTTAGATGTAACCCAAGGCGGTACTTTTGGGGGAACTGTAACAGTTGCCACTCCTACTGAAAATACACATGCAGTAACAAAACTTTATGTAGATAACTTACTAGGATCGGCAACTCCAATTGTTCCTACTGAATCATCTGCCCCAGTTTCTCCAGTAGATGGACAGCTATGGTTTGATACAGTATCACAACATCTATCTATTTATTCTACTGATGCTGCTGAATGGATTATGATTGCTACATTTGCTGATACCGCTGATCTTAGACAACACATTCACGATACAGCAATTGATGGAACTGGACTAATTGTTTCTATATTCCAAGATGCAGGGTTTTATGATTCAATCTTTACATCTACAGAAATTGCTGGGTTTTATGATTCAGCATACTGGAATAATAGTTACGACGGCGGAAGTCCATTAGATAATTTTAGTTAATTATCTGATATAATAGATAAAGGTCTGGGAGGACAAAAATATGGCAACAAGAATGCAACAGCGTAGGGGTACTGCAGCACAGTGGATCTCTACTAACAGTGGCAACGGTCCTATCCTAAACGCAGGAGAAATCGGGTACGAAACCGATACAAACAAATTTAAAATTGGTGATGGTACAAATCACTGGCTAAACCTTGACTACTTTATTGATGCTAATTCAACAGCAAATCCATCATTTGGTTCAAGCATTACATTTGAAGGTGCAACTGCAAATAATTTTGAAACTACGGTTTCGGTAACTGATCCAACAGATGATCGCACTATTACTTTGCCAGATGCTACAGGAACAGTAGTTCTTGCCGATGCCAGCGGTAACGTAACAGTATCAGGAGACTTAACAGTATCAGGAACAACCACTATTATTAATAGTACAGTTCTTGAAGTTCAAACTGAAGTTAAGTTTGAAGGCGCTACAGCAAATGGATTTGAGACAAGTCTTAAGGTTGTAGATCCAACAGCAGACAGAGACATAACATTTCCAGATGCTACTGGAACAGTTGCCTTACTTGATGCTACTCAAACACTATCTAATAAGACAATTAATTTAACTTCAAATACATTAAACACTACTCTTGCTCAATTAAATACAGCGGTATCTGATGCCGATGTTGCTTCACTTGCTGGATCAGAAACCCTTACTAATAAAACTTTAACATCTCCAAAAATTAACGAAGATGTTATTTTATCAGCAACAGCCACAGAGCTAAATGTTCTTGATGGGATTACTTCATCTACAGCTGAGCTAAATATTCTTGATGGTGTTACAGCAACAGCAGCACAAATAAATGTTCTTGCATCTTTGACTTCATCTGCAACAGAATTAAACATTCTTGATGGTGTTACAGCTACCACAGCAGAGTTAAATAAGCTTGCTGGAGTTACTGCAACTTCAGCTGAAATTAATACTTTAGCTGGACTTACGTCTACCGCTGCAGAATTAAACATTCTTGACGGTGCGCTTCTATCTGTAACTGAACTTAACTATGTAGACGGTGTAACTTCATCTATTCAAACACAGTTAAATAATAAGCAAGCAGTAGTCGCTAATGTTTCAGATACTGAAATTGGATACCTAGATGGCGTTACTTCAGCTATTCAAACACAAATAAATGGCAAGCAAGCAACTGTTGCTAACGTATCAGATGTTGAAATTGGATATCTTGATGGTGTTACTTCAAGCATTCAAACACAGCTAGATGATAAATCAACTGCTTCTAAGACTGAAACACTTACAAATAAAACTCTTACATCACCAGTAATTAACACACCTACTGGAATTACTAAATCTGATGTTGGCCTTGCAAATGTTGATAACACAACAGATGCTAACAAGCCAGTATCAACTGCTGCTCAAACAGCACTTGACCTAAAGGCAAATCTTGCAAATCCTACATTTACAGGGACAGTAAACGCAGCAGACCTTACTCTTTCTGGAAACTTAACAGTTAACGGAACTACAACAAACCTTAACTCAACTAACCTTGTTATTGAAGACAAAAATATTGTTCTTGGAGACACAGGAACCCCTACTGATACCACTGCAGACGGTGGCGGAATTACACTTAAGGGCGCAACTGATAAAACCTTTAACTGGGTAGATGCAACAGATTCTTGGACTTCTTCAGAGCACATCAACCTTGCTTCAGGAAAAGACCTAAAGGTAAATGGAACTGCAGTTATTAGCTCAACTGCTGGTGGATTTATATTTACTGATGGCACACAGACAAAAGAAGGAACTCCTTCTCGTACACCAATTATTCAAAAGACAGACTCTTATACACTGTCAGCATTAACTGAAAGAGATTCACTAATTGAAGTTGCAAAAGGATCTGCAGCAACAATTACAATTCCACTAAACTCAGCAGTAGCCTTTCCAGTTGGAACCTCAATTGATGTCCTTCAAACCTCAACAGGTCAGGTAACAATTGCAGGAGATGCTGGAGTAACAGTAAACTCAACACCAGGATTAAAACTAAGAACACAATGGTCAACTGCAACTCTTTTCAAGAGAGCAACAAACACTTGGGTTGTTTACGGCGATCTAACAGCGTAATAAGGGGAATATAAATGGCTAAGAAGACGGGTAAACGTTCATCTGCATCAAATGACTTTTTAGAGCCATTAGCGCCAACAAGCGTAACTGCAACAAACGTAGGAACAGGCAGAGCGTTTAACAATGGCGCAGCCACAGTTACATTTTCTTTGCCTGCGCTATCCCCTGCTGCTACATCATTTACTGTAACCTCGTCTCCTGGCGGATATACTGGAACTGGGTCATCTTCTCCAATTACAGTCACAGGTTTGCAATCTAACACGGCCTACACGTTTACTGCAACAGCGACTAATGCTGCTGGAACATCTGCAGCCTCATCTGCTTCAAGTTCAATTACAGCTACAACAGTTCCTGCAACCATGTCTGCCCCAACACCTACTGCTGGTGTTAATCAAAACTCTATTGCCTTCTCAGCCCCCGCAACTGGTGGTAGCGCAATTACTGGGTTTACTGTAACAGGATCTGACGGTACTTCTGGAACAGGTGCTACTTCTCCAATTCTTATTAATGATACCGCTGGAACAGCTCAAACTTATACAGTCACAGCAACTAATGCTAATGGTACAAGCGTTGCTTCTGCTGCGTCTGGATCAGTTACTACATTATCTCCATTCTTTCCTCCTTTCTTTCCCCCATTCTTTCCGTTCTTCCCACCTTTCTTCCCACCGTTTTTTCCTTTCTTCCCGTTCTTCCCACCGTTTTTCCCACCATTCTTCCCGTTCTTCCCACCATTCTTCCCTCCATTCTTCCCACCTTTCTTCCCGTTCTTCCCACCTTTCTTCCCGTTCTTCCCACCGTTCTTCCCACCATTCTTCCCACCATTCTTCCCAAGCTTCTCAAGTTGTTCAACAGCTGGTAACTATTGTGGAGCCGACGCAGGTGGTGCCCCATGCTGTGGAGGAGCAGGCTCATGTGATTTCTTTTCTTGTTTTGGAATAACAGGTTATGCTTGCGGTGGCAATAATTTCTGTTAAAATTGTTAAAAAGTAATAACTATGATATAGTTAATACATTAAATAGAATATGGAGTTGATATGTTAATAACTGAAGGACTTGTAAAAAAGGGTAAAGTAATAGCTTTTATTTCTGATGGCATTGTAGAATATGTATTACATTCTGTACCACCTTTGCCAGAAATTCTTGCTCAAGGATACACTTTTGTAGATAATACACAAGACTACCCAGACTTACCTTTAGGTAAGTTTAAAATTGAATTAACTAGCACAGAAGGCATAGTTTTGCCAATTTTATCAGATGAAGCTACTTATTCTGTTTTAAAAAGCAATCTTTTGGCAGTAGAAGTTCCAGAAGGATTAGAAGTTAGAATGGGTTGGAAATACCAAGATTCTGTCTTCTCTCAAGATTAAACATGTCTGAAAAAACTCCTTGGGAAATATATAAAGAAAAAAACAAAGATATGGTTGAACACCTATCTAAAACTGTAAAACCTTGGGATATGATTAATCCTAATGCTGAAAGAGCAGATGAATCTTTATCAAATAAAAGGTATGATATTTGTAAATCATGCCCAGAGTTAATTAAGTTAACTAAACAATGTAAAAAATGTGGTTGTTTTATGGCAGCTAAAACTAAACTTCTTAGCGCTACTTGTCCTTTAGATAAGTGGTAGCACTAGCCTTATTTTGCTTTAAATAGCTTTTTCATGCTATAATAAATTATAACCTTAAAAGATGGGGATCTTATGGATATTTATGATGAAAATGAAAATCATTGGTTTACAAAAGACAGGTCTGAAACAGTTTCAGGTAGAGTTGAAAGATTAATGCCTCAAATCAATATTTCTATTAGTAATCCAGGATTAGGACTAAACATTTATCATAATGTTTTTTCTAAAGATGATTCAGAAAGATATATTAATACGCTTGAGCACAATCTTTCAGGAGATAAAAAATATAAGTGGTCAGAAGCTAAAGTTACAAACTCTGATGCCCCAATTAAAAAAGCAAGAGATTGTGTAGACTTTAAATATAAGCAAGAAAATCTTGGGCCAAGAGATGAATCTAATCAAGACTTAATTGATCTTCATGAAGAGATTTACCAAAAGCTAAAAATGTGTGTAGACGACTATGCTCATTATTGGGGAATTAATGTTACATATTACGAAGCATTTAACTTTGTAAAGTATGAGGGTGAAGGAACTCACTTTAATATTCATGCTGATCATGGCCCTGCTTATAATTGTACAGTCTCTGCTGTTATCTATATTAATGATGATTATGAAGGCGGAGAGATTAAGTTTCCAAGATTAGATAATTTTGTTCATACTCCAAAAGTTGGAGATATAGCTATATTCCCTTCAAACTATATTTATGAACATGCTTCTTTGCCAATGAAAACAGGAACAAAATATTGTGTTGTTATTATGACAGACATAAACGAGCTGAGCCATTAATGAATAAGTTGGCAATCTTTAGATCTTTTAGGCCTTGGCTAAATAAGGATAGTGTTTCTGTTCCAGCACCAACACAGAATGTTATTCCTCAATGGTATAAGGATGCAGACAGATTTGCAAAAAATCCAATGAACAATGAATATTATAATGCACCAAAAGAAACTTGCCCTTTTCCAAAAGACGGTACAGTAGATGACTATGGAAAAATTCCTACATGGAAAGCATGTCCTGCAATCATGGATGCATTTTCAACTGGATATGTTTTTAAAACTCCTTGCGATTTAATATTTTCTAAAAACGTACAAGGAGTTATTGGTGTAAAGATTGAAGATAGTAGATATCAAGATTTCTGTACTCAAAGACCACCGATGCCACAGTTTGAGCATCCAAAAGGATTCTATGAGCACCATTTTGCTTGGTCTTCTGATTGGGGGCTAGAGTTACCAGAAGGATATAGTGCTTTGTTTATGACACCAATGAATAGATTTGATCTGCCATTTTTAAACACAACAGGAATTGTTGACTCAGATAAGGTTCATTTGCTTGGAAGCTTTCCATTCTTTATTGCAGAAGGTTGGGAAGGAACAATTCTAGCAGGCACTCCATACCTACAAGTCTTACCATTTAAAAGAGAAAACTGGAAAAGTGAAGTAGAGATATTAGGACAGGCTGAGATTTATGATAAAATGTTTAACAACATGAAGTTTTATAGACAGCCTGATGGCGGAGTATATAAAAATAAAGTTTGGTCAAGAAGAGAATACAAATAAGGAGAATAGAATGGAAACATGGACAGAAAAAATAGACCTTGGTAATGGAATCTTTTGTTACAAGGGTGTAATTAAAAAAGAAATTGATGTAATAAAAAGACTTGAAGATAATCTTAAGCCAGAAGGAGATACCACTGGGTACAGCTGGCAACCTGCGTATGTAGGATACAAACAACTAATGCCAGACTATAGAGATTGTAATGATTTTAAGTTTAAGAAAACAGATATTGAAAATGATAAAAGTCAAGTCAGTCTAAACCTTCAATCACTTTGGCAAGATCTTTATGATGTAAAATTACCAGCAGTAGAAGATTATTGCAGAATGTACAATATTCATAATTTGAAATATTGGGAAGCTTTTAATTTTATTAAATATGGTCAAGGTCAACACTTTATGGAACATCACGATCATGGGTTTTCTTATAATTGTACTGTTTCTTTAGTTTCATATGTTAATGATGACTATGAGGGCGGAGAACTTTTCTTTAGACTACAGAACCTAAAAGTCAAAGCAGAGGCTGGGGATTTGTTTATTTTCCCATCAAACTTTATGTATCCACATCAAGCCATGCCAGTAACTTCTGGAACTAAATATTCTATTGTAACAATGCTTGATTACAGTAAAAAGTTTCACACTCCAGAAATGTATAGTGCAGAGGCAGACTAATGTTTAATATCTCAGTTGAAAAAACACAGGGGGCTTTGTTTGATATTCAGCCCATGTCAATTAAAAGAGACTGGATGGATGTAACATCAGAAGGCCATGCTTATAGATGTTTTCCAGTAACCCAATCAAACGTAATTGGCTGGAGTCTTTCTTGTGTAGAAGATATTGAGTTTATTTGGGATGGAGTTAATGATCAAACTCCAGATCGTGTTGAAATATTCAGCCCATCGGGAGCATATTCTGGAAGAGGTCAATCTTCTATAAGTTTAAATACGGGTTTAGTTTTTAGAACAGACAAAGATGTAAGTATTTTTACTATTAATCCAGTAAATTATTTTAGCAATGAGTTTGAAACAATGTCATCATTAATGAGCACATCTTTTTATGACAATCCTCTGCCTTTAGCTATTAAAGCAAAAGTAGCAAACAAAAGAGTGGTTATCAAAGCTGGAACCCCAGTTGCTACAATAATTCCTATATCTTTGTCAAATTTAAACGGTACAAATATTGAAATTGTTAAATACCAAGACAATGATAGAACAAGATTAGAAGCCAATATGTCCTATGGAAATGCTGCACAAGAAATAAATAAAACTGGGAAATGGACAGACTGGTATAGAGATGCGGTAAATGAAAACAAAGAATCTCAAGGTTCACATGAGGTAAAAACATTAAAACTAAGCGTAACAGACAATACGAAGGGTGATATAATATAAATATGGAACAAAATAAAGACTCATATACAGTAGTTAAAAGAACACCGTCTATAACTCCATCTGGGTGGTTTGGGGATAGCAAAGACATGATTGTTGAGCTAGAAAACTTTATGACGCAGGAAGAGATAGAGTTTTTAGAAAAAGCTGCCAAATCTTTAACAATTTGGGATGTAACCGAAAGCCATGTAAATGAAAATGGAACTGTTACCTATGATTCAGATTATTGGAAGGATAGAGTTGCAACTCAGCCAACCTTAGACAAGAATGATCCTAAAATATCACCAATAGTTGCTGGCCTATTTCAAAGATTAAAACCAATTGTAGAAGAGTTTTATAAAGTAGAAGTTCACCCAACTGGAACAACCATTGTTAAGTGGCTTCCTGGACAATTTCAAAAACCTCATGCAGATAAAGAATTACATGAAGGCCCAGATGCTGGAACTCCAAACGATTTTCCCAACTATGATCTTTCTAGTTTGTTTTATTTAAATGACGACTACGAAGGTGGAGAACTATACTTCCCACTACAAGGTGTGCAGTTTAAACCTAAAAAAGGTGCTGCTTACTTTTTCCCAGGGGATAAAAATTATATTCATGGAGTTACTGAGATTAAGAGTGGCATAAGATTTACATGTCCATTTTTTTGGGAGATTAAAAAACATACGGGGGAGAGACAACCATGACAGAGCCAGCGCTTAACCCAATAGAAATATATCCACAAATATTTGTTTATAAAAATATGTTTAAGGATATAACAAAGACGCACTCCGAGTTAAAAAATTCTTCAGGTCACGAAGACGAACTGCTAAATGAGTGGACAAAATGGTCTGACTTTGGAGAGTATTTAAACCCTACATTTAAAGATCATCCACACGGATTTAGCACAGAGTATTTGCAGCAGATAGAAACTAAAACAGATAAACAGGAAGTTCAAAAACTTGCACTTCTAGAATTATTTAATAACTTTTATGCAGTAACAAAAGACTACGCTATTAAAAATAATATAGATCTTGATCAAGATAAAGAGATAACAAATCATTATGGAGAACAGGTAAAAGAGTGGAACAGGTCTGGACCATCTATAGCAAGATATAGAACAGACATTGTAGACCCAATAGCCATGACATATCATTCTGACTATATACGCCAACCAATTGTTAGCCCAGGGTACAAGTTTGTAATAACTGCTCTAGTGTATTTTAATGATGACTATGATGGTGGAGAGATTGACTTTATTGTTGATGGAGAAGCCTATAAGTATAAGCCAGAAGCAGGAGACTTTTTAGTATTTCCATCAGGTCATCCAGACATACTAACAAAGAACGGCTCAGTCTATATTCACGGAGTTATGCCAGCAAAAAAGACAAGTAAATACCTATCCAGAATGTATTGGATGAAGTATTCTCTTGGAGATGATGAATGGTTTGAAAAAGAGAAAGAATTTGGAAAAGATGTTTGGGAATCAATGCAGCCAGATATAATGCAAAAGTTTAGAGATGAACATCCCAATAAAATTAATGCAGACAAAGAAAGAAGGATAAAATGAATCTAAACAATAAAAAAAGAATTACAAAGGACATAGTTATTTATGAAAACTTTGTTACTGATGAAGAGTGCCAAAAAATGGTTCAAGCACTTGATGCTCAAGCAGAGGGTGGAAAGTTATCATGGATGCCTATCTCATTTTATGAGTCATACTCTTCTGTACTTCCACAAGACAATGACCAAGAAGTTCTTGACGTTGGACTATCTCCAACTATTTTTTCAGATATTGAAAAGATGATGCCAGAAGCAATTGCTTCCGTACACGACTTAGATCCAAAGGTAATATCAAAAATTGGATACCATACACAAAAGTGGGAGCCAGGAGCATACGCAAGAATTCACTCTGACAATACAGATGAGCATGGAAAATCTGGGGCATTTACGAGAAGTAGGTATGCAGGCTTTTTATACCTTAATGACGACTTTGAGGGAGGACTGCTTAAGTTTCCAGCACAAGACGTAGAGATTCAACCAAAGGTTGGAATGCTTGCCGTATTTGACGGAGGATTTAACAACATGCACGAAGTATCCCTTATTACAAGTGGAGTAAGATATACCATCGGATCTTTCTGGGATGACAGAGAAGAATCAGATTATCCGCAAGAACTAAGAGATGCCTGGGCTGTAGAAATGAAAGAGACTAGAGCCAATCAAGAAATTGAAAGAGCAGAGTGGCAAGAGCTTTTAAAGCAAGGTTGGAAGTTGGATGCAAATGGAAATAAGTACAAGGTAGAAGATATTCTAAATGATTGAGTCCTTAAAAAAACAGTTGACAGATGCTGGCTATGTAGTTGAAGATATTACCTCAAAACTATTTTCTGTTGAAAACTTTTTATCACAAGATCAAATAGATACTTTTTGGGATATTATAAATAGTACATCTCAAGAAGACTGGGAAGTAGAATATCACGCAAACTTAAAAAACTTTTGCATGCAAAAATTTGGTAGAGATGATGTAGATAATCTGGTTGCTGAAGGTAAGTTTGAAGTTACTCAAAATTGGAAAGATAAAAATTTTAATATATTACACCATGAGATATACAGACCATTATATGATGGTTTAAACTCAATGGTAGTAAAATCTGATCCAGAGTTAATTTTAAGTGGTTTTGCAACAATTCAAAGAATGCAAGCGGGGGTAGAATTAAAATCTCACACAGATCAAAGAACAGATCCATCTATAAAATATGCTACAATTGTATATATTAATGATGACTATGTAGATGGTGAGTTATTTTTCCCAAACCTTGATATCCAGTTAAGGCCTAAACCAGGAACTATGTTATTTTTTCCAGGCGATGAAAAGTATGAACATGGAGTCAAGCATGTAGGAGATGGACCAGTAAGATATGTTCTTGTTGGATTCATTAAAGAAAAAGATCACTATCAAAAGAATAGGTACTAGGAGGCACCAAATGGATAGAGAAATACTTGAAGAAAAGGTTTACTATTACACAAATGTAATTGAAGACCCAAAAAGACTTGTTGAAGCAATTGAGAATGACAATCAAGATCCTTGGGGCGAATGGATGGCGTGTAGTGGACAAGAGTATGTCTATGGAACAGATAAAAGTATTTCCCAGGCAGACCCATCAGATGAAAAGAATACTTATATTTATTCCACACTACAAAAGGCTTTTGACGATGTAGCAAGAGACTATGCAGCAGCCCAAG